GTTAAATTTAAATCTACAACTTTTAATTCTTCTTGATTTTCATCTGGTATAATTTGGAAATCCCAAAGACCTCCGGCTGCCCCAGCCATACCATTTAATATTTGATACAAACCATCCTTTATTGAAAAGTTTTTGGTTTCCAATATACCTTTAGCAAAATCTAAATTTACATAAAGGTCTTCCAAAAATCCCCACTGTCCTTGCTCTTTATTCAAACCTATAAAAGTACCATCTACTTTTTTCTGAACATTTTTTCCAGCAGCAACACCATCTGATATAGTTCCCAATGCTGGGAATTGTATAACAGTTCCAGAAGGGTCTTTTACAGAACAATCATCTGTTGCTTCGTCACTAACACCATTATCTGTTTCACTATTTGCTGCTTTAACAATATCAAATTTAGGAGCGGTTTGATTTGGTATAAATAATTTTTTCTTATCAGTACTAAATATTTTTCCAAATGCAGTACATACACTATTTTCTGTATTTATTTGCGTTTTCAAAACTTTACCACCAATTACAAATCCTTCCATACCAATTTGATTTATAATTTTCATTAATGTACCAAATTTGATAAACGCATCATCTTTAATAATTTCAGTTCCCGATGGAAATTCTACATTAGCCGTACCACCACCACTTTCAAAACTAGCTTCTTCATCATTCAATGAAAATCCTAATAATTCAGTACCAGCCGTACACTCATTAACTTTTGCTTTTACAGTTTCATCAACATTAATAAAATTTGCGGCATTTGCAACTGTTGGGTCATCTATCAAAGATTGAACTCTAAGTGTTCTTCTATTTGATGGTAATCTATTAAATGCCATCATAAAACGTTTTCTACCTAAATCAGATTCAGCCGATATTTGAGATGTACTATATTCAGGTGCTGTTTTTTTATTTTCTTCAGAACCTTCTTCTTCAGAATTATCAGCTCCCATAAAATATGCAGGTAGTTCTGTGAATCCCGTACATTTTACTGTTATTTCATATGTATCTCCGTTTATTGAAATACTTCCGCCTGTTATAAATCCTAAATAGTTATCATACATACCACCACAAGATTTTATCAAATGTTTGATAATTTGCTATGGTGTTTACATTTAATTTTGAAGAATATGCTTTTAGTGAACGAGCAACATTAAATCCCCATTCAATAAAAATAGAATAACCAGGTTCTAAAAAATATTCACACAAAGTATCAAGTTGTCCTTTGGTATAAGCTACTATTGTGAATGTTGCTTTCCTACTTAAAGTACCAGCTCCCTCATCTATTTCCATAGATGAAATATTTGGTTTTGGTCTAAATACAGAATCATTTGCAGCTGCATTTACTGCAGCCCCACCCCAAGTAGTACCCAATGTACCACTACTCTTACCACCACCATAAATTGAAGCTTCGCCAGCTGCACCAAATAATTTAAAATTTGGATTTGATAATATAACAAGTCCGTTACCAACTCCAGAAGAAACTCTTACCCAAGCATTAAGCTCTGATATTTTTTGTATATTTTGTTTTCTGGAGTTAAGTTCGGTTTTTACATAACCAGCTATGTTTGAAAAATTAGGAAAACTACTCATAGTTTATTTTGTAAAATTATTTTCTATTTGAATATAGTTTAAAGGTATTCTTAATATAGTACCATCTTTTAATCCCATAGGAGCATCATGTATATTATTTGCAGCTGCTATAACCCACCAAAGAGATGCATCTTCATAATATTCAAATGCAAGAGTATCCAATCTATCGCCGGTTTCTGTCATTACATATACATCACTATCTGTCAATGGGATATTTGGGTATATTTTTGGTCTAAATACCTCTCTACCATCAAAAGTTTTTTTCGTTGTATTATTTGTATATCTACTCATCTTAACTTACATTTGAACTTGCTTCATAAAATTTACCTTCTTCATCCGAATAATATCCCATTCTACTTAATTGCCATTTTAAAGATGCCTTTACCGCTGGTTCTCCTTCTGTTAAAGTATATTTTCCATTTTCGTCTGTAAAGCTATTAGTGAACCCAAGGTAATATCCTTTTTCGCCAATTTTTTTACCATCAGCATATATTTGACCATAAATAGTATCACCCTGAATATAGGTTTCTACTTTATAAGAAGGTAATTTTGGTTTTTCTATTGCTGATTCATTTTCTTTTTTATTTGTTGAATTTGTTGTAGTTGTATTATCACCAGAATTAGTTACACCTTTACCAGAATTAAGTTCAGAACTATTTGGATTTTTAAGTTGTTTTGGTTTTAATTTCTTAACCTTTGTATTTACTTCTTCATCATTTGTAGTGGATAATTCTTCTGTATTATTAGCATCATCTAACTTTTGTGAATTTGTTGTTGCTGCTCCAGCACCAGATTGTGCTTTTGGTAATTTATCAAATCCGTAAAAATTACCAGCAGAAGATGTACTAACAGATTCAACAAATTTTAATGTAATACTTACATCTACAATTATTGGTAATTTGTAATCTTTCATTAAAGCCGTACTTCCATTTATTCCAACCGGTGAATCTTCACCAACACCAATAGAACCAATTTCCCAACCACCATTATCATCCATAGTATAACTTAATGATTCTATAAATGCATTTTTGTTTTTATATAAATTTCCCAACGTAAATGTTACAAATGGTGGTATAGCATATGCACCACTATAACCTTGTGGATATGTTAGACTTGTTAAAAAATTCAACCTTTGCCATGCAGCAACATGCTGTAATGGTGTTGTTGAATATACTTTAAAATTAAAACTTACACTTCTTTCTATACCACTATATGTGTAATAACTATATGGATTTCCTATAAATTTTGCAGAATCCCAAGATGGTGATACCGTTTCACTAATACCAGTTACAGTTGCTCTAAAATTAACGCTCTGCCCCGTTCCCTTTGACCTAAACTTTAATGTTATAAAATCATAATCATCTAATATTGTACCATCTTTAAGTTTCAAAGTTTCGCCAGCATATTGTGTTTTTTCATTCAAAAAATCAAGTTTGTCTTTACTCTCAATACCATATCTTGTTTTTAAAGTTTGACCTTTTTTATCTATTTTTTTATTTTTAAAAATAGAATATTGATTTTTTGATACATTTGTTCTTGAAAGTGGCGATAATCCTTTTCTATCACCTTCAGCCAATTCTTCTCTAGCAGTTAATAGACTATCTAAATAACTTGATAAATCATTTCTTAATTCTATATCATCCGATGTTTCATCTACTGTACCAGAATATGTTATTGTTGGGTTTGGTGTTGTTTCTGTTGCTCCTTCTTTAGTATCACCAATTTTTTTACCAATACCTAAAGATTGTTGACCTTCTTTTTTAGCTTGAGATAATTTATTTTCAGTTTTTTCTTTTAAATTACCGAGCGAATCTCCCAACTTAGAAAAAGGATTTTTTGCTTTTTCTATACCCTTTCCTTTTGGTACTAATTCATCTATTCTTTTATTAACAGCAGGCCCACCACCCAATTCTTTTGTTTCTTGAGCAACTAAAATAGATGAAAGGTCATTTCTACTAAAATAATCTTCATCATAAGGATTTATAGTATTTGAATATTTTGCACTACTATCGTATTGTACTTCACTATCACTTTTTTTAGCTAAATTTTGTGCACCTTCTTTTGCTGCCCCAAATAATTTTTTCTTAACTGTACTTTTTAGTACATTTATACCAGCACCTAAAACTTGGTTTCCTATTTGTTTTGGAGTACCTTTAGCATTTTGTGCTAATAATTTACCAACTAAATTTCCAGCACCATCTCTTTTAATTTTTGCTAAAGTAGCCATTGTATCAGGTTCTTTACCTGCTTTAAAATCAGAATTTAAAGATATACGAGTTGGTATTAGTTTTGTAGGAAGTTGTATTCCTATTTTATTTAATAATTCCTGTCCTTTTGCTTTGCCCTTTTCAAATAAGTTACCAAGCAAACCATTATCAGCTGAATTGTTTGGATTTACGGAATCTTTCATAGCCGTAACCATTTCAGTTTTTTGTGTACTTAATTTAAAAATATCAGTACCATATATTACAGGCCCAGAAAGTTTTGATATTATTCTTAATCCCGTTACTTCTTCTTCAATTCTTGTTTCTCTTAATCTAGATGATAAATTTCTTCTTGCTACTTGCGCCAACTTAAATGGTAAATCCATAGCACCAGTAGATGAACGTAACATCATCTCTTTGGCATCACGAATTTCATATTTTTCAGCAGCTGTTTTACCATCCGCTAATTTTTTCGTCTTAAATAATTCTTCTATTGTTTTTCCCATCTTTAAGTTTTAGCGTATGAATTTGTACTTAATCTAGAAACTACTTTTCCTATATTAGATGTAACTTTTTGTCCATCAATATTAACCGCTATCTTACCAGAATTTAAATCAGTTCTTAATCCTTTTATTTCCGCAATCAATTCATCTGTCTTACTATCACCTTCACCTTCACCACCACCCATAATTGCTGCTGCGCCACCTGCTATTAATCCTAAAGCAAGTAATGCTGGAAGTGCTAACATACCAGTAACAGCTACTGCTGCTAATGCTCCGGATAATACCGTTAGTGCAGTAGCCAAACCAAATATAGGCATAAAGTTAATTTGAGATAATGCAGATATTTGTTCCATTATTATAGGAATTGTTGGTGCTAATGCGTTTAATGCATTTGTTACCATCATCAATCCTGCTCCAGCCAGCATCATAAATGGAGCTGCTGCACCTAATACAAGCATAGATGCTGCCAATCCAACCATTCCCAATCCAAATTGAATATATGGTGCATCGGCAAATGCCGTCATACCTGCTGCAAATAATGGTAATGCTTCTCCCATCATTGCCATACCTTTTGCTACTTCTTGTGAAGCTATTCCAAATACATAAAATGCTGCGGATGCAACTAATAATGCTGCTGCTCCAATTAATATCATTGGACCAACTGCTCCCAATATTGCAGCAACACCACCTAATAATGTCATAGCTCCAATACCAATAAATACATTTGCCCAATTTATATCATCACCAAATGCGTTAGCTGCTTTAGCAAATACATAAAGTGCTGCTCCTAATATTAATAATGCCGCTGCTCCTTTAAGTAATGCAGTTGTATTCATTTTACCAAATGCTCCAGCTTTATCTGCTCCAGGTGCCCCACCACCAGCTGGCGGAGTTGGTGCAGTTGATGGTGCTGCTCCAGGTGCTCCACCACCTTTAAATAATTTTCCTATAACCGGAATCTTAGAAGCCATTCCCTTCACATCCATACCCATTTGTGCAAAAGAACCGCCCATTTGTGCAGCTCCTAACACCATACCACCCATAGTTTTTAAGAATCCACCAGAAGCAGTTGCTGCTCCAGTTATAGATTCCCATATAGTACTCCATTGTGATTGCTGAACACTGCCATCATCATTTAACTTATCAGAGTTAGCTGCCATCTTTTGGAATTCATCAACCGATAATCCCAATAATTCCGCTGCTTTTCTCTTTTGGAAAATATCCATTTTATTGAATGCTTCAATACCGCCTAAACTTTGTAATGTTTCTTTTACAGCTCCACCAATGTTACCTTCATATGCTAATGCTCTTGCTCTATCTAAATTAATATTTTTGCCAAGCATAGCACCCAATTCCATCTCTTGATTTATTGATGTTTCAAAATCTAGTAGAGAATCGGTAACTTTTGTTAAGGAATCCATGCCCACACCTAACTTAGCCGCAGATACGGCTGCTTTAGCTATGTTGATACCACCATCCTTACCATATTCAGCAAATTTCTCAGCAGAACCAGCAACATCTTTCATTACCTGGTCAACAGGAACTCCAGCTGCTTTAGCCATTGATTTGGTAGTTGCTGCCATATCCATAGCAGTATCTGCTGACATATTATTTAATCTAGCAAAACTACCAACTACATTTGCAGCTTCTTCACCACTAATACCCATATTAGTAGCCATTAAATTGGTATTTAATTGCGTACTAAGGGATACATCCTTTAATCCACCAAATTGTTTAGATAATGATTTTGCAGTTTCTTCCGCATCCTCAAATATAAAACTAAGTCCTAATGCTGAAAATTGTGCTGAATCGATGAATCCACCAAAACTTCTAATATTTTTTCCTAACTTATCTGCTGCAAATCCTGCCCCAATTAAAGCAGTTCCAAAAAATCCAGCAGGACCAGAAGTAAGAGTTGCCAAAGTATCAGCAATACCACTTATAGTTTTTTGAATACCCTTATAAACTTCTAATTGAGATTCTAATTGGTCTTTTTGCTCTTCTGTTAATCTAGCGTAGTTTTGTGCTAGTTTATTTGATTGTGTTAGATATTGTACTTGTTCTGCATATCCTTTACCTCGTTTATCTAATGATTCTAAATGCTTATCAAATTCTAATTGTAAAGATTCAGCCTGAATAACATCATCTTTCGATAATTGTGCTATTTGTGCATTTATAGAGGCCATAGCTTCAAACGAAGCAATATTCTTTTTGTGCTCAGTTCCGCTGTCTCTTAATGATGCTACTCTTTTCTTTTCATTTTCTTGAATTGGAGCATATAAAGAACCAATTGATTTGATTCCTTTTTCTTGCTCACCAATCGAATCAATTATTAATTTTTTATTTTCTAATTGAGCAGCATTTATTTTTTTTAATTCATCTGCTCTCCTTCTTATTTGTCCAATTATTTTTTCCTGCTGTTTTAGTTCTTCTGCAGTTATGGCAGAACCTTTTGCTTCCAAAATATTTAATTCTTCTTGGAATTGCTTTAATTCGTTTTTAAGTTCTGTTTTAGTTTTAGCCATTTATATTACTTGGAATATTTTTTAAGAATAGCATCCAATTCTCTTTTTTCTTTTTCAAGCTTTCTCATTTGAGTAATTATTGGAGTTTCCATACCTTTTTCTTCAGCTCTTGCTAAAAATGAATTTATAGTATTGTTTTTCAATCCATCAAAAAATGCATCGGATATTTTTTTAGCTGTTCCAAATAATCCTTCTTGTTGTATTTCTTTATTAGACATAGTTTTATTAGTTATATTCTATAAATATTGGCAAATAAAAAAGTGAGGATATTAACGCATCCTCACTTTAGGTGTTTTCATTTTAGATTGAGCTTTTTTAGCTTCTTCAGCTTCTTTTTTCTTCAATTCTAATAACTTATTGAAATAGAATTTACGAAGATACGTTGGCATGTGATAAACCTCTGACCAAGTAAATCCATTACTAAACTGAACCATTTCCCAAATTTGGGTATGGAGTTGAGTTCTATAATCAGTTGGAAGGGTAAAAAAAGGAAACCCCAAATGGTATATCCAGCGCCTCCACTTCACCGGTTAAATCTGATGTGAATTGGAATTTCATATCCAAATCAGGTGATATTTCTTTTACATATGCTCTAAATGCTTTGGTGTCTTTTGCTAAGAAAGAATTTACTACCCATCTATTTACAAATCCTCTATCCTCATTACCATCAACCGATACAATCATATATTTTAAACGAGTTGTTACATCAAAAGAATTTCCAGAGTTTTTATTTAATTTTTCTAAAGCTTGTACTTCTTTTGTAATCTCTTGCTCATCACCATGAGTTAAAAGTTTAAATACAATTTCTTTTCCGTTTGATGGTAATTGGAATGTATATCTATTTTTAGAATTTAAAACACTCTCATCAATATCTTTTGTTTGTACCTTACCCAAATCAATTACTGTATCTTGCTTTTCTAAAGTGAATGGGTCAGTAATTTCAACATGATAATCAGCACCATATCCTAAAATACGAGTAGCCATTAAAATAGCGTTTTTATCACCAATGAAAACGTCATTAGGATTAACACCAGGTTCAACTAATACTGATTCAAATAATTTGTCTAATACAATACCTTTTTTAATAAGGTTTTGGTTTGCAAGAATATCTTCTTCTCTTGCTGTCATATACTTTATCTCACAAGTACCCTTTCTTAATGGGTGTCCTTCTGGATAAACCAATCCTTTTGATGGTAACTCAATAACTTCCGTAGGGAAATCAAATTTAGGAGTTTCAACCTGTCTAGGTGTTGGATTTTGTTGTGCAATATTAACTTCTGCCATAACTTTCTATCTTTTTAGTTTGTATATATAAATACATAAATCTAAAAAAATTGGAAATAAAAAAGGGATACCTTTTGAGTATCCCTTAGTTTTATAGTTTTTCTTAGATTAGAATTCAAGAATTGCGTAATCGTAAGCCAATGATAATTCAATTGTTGCAGGTTCATTAGAATCGAAAGCAACATCACCAAAGTTTGCAGATACGATAAATGCACCTTTTAGTTTCCATTGTTCAATCTTATCACCAACAGGACCTAACATATAGAAATCAATATCTTTTTTATAGAAATCTGCGTATCCACGTCTACCAGTGATTGATTCGTGTCCTAAACGTACCCACTCCATTACCGCTTGTGCTCCAGATGGAACGATTGGGTCATATAGAGTAATGGTAATATCTTGCCACTCACCCTTACCTTGTAATTTTCTTTTGATATTGATGTGGTCTAACACAACAGGCTCAAATTGAATTGAAGGTCTAGCTGCCGCCTTTACCATATATGAAGGAATTCCATCGATTTCCATCACATATCTATTTTTCATCTTAGGTTCGAAGTTCGTATAGAACATCTTGTCAAACTCTAGTATTTCTGCCATTTTATTGTCCTTTTATTTTATATTAATAAATATCAGTTTGCTTCAAATTCATATTAAGCGTTAAAACTTGCCCCAGTTGGAAGAATGTTGAAATCAATTACGATGAATTCAGCTGTCTTCGCAGGTTGTAAGAATATCTGTCCTGCTAATATGTTTCTATCAATTACATCAGGTGTATTATTTGATTCATCCATCACAACTCTGAATGCGTATAAACCTTGTCTTTGTTGGATTCCCTCTAAGTAAGGATTTACAGTATTCAAGAATCTTGCTCTAGTTGTAGAAGTGTTTTGTTCAAACACTAAATAACGAGATGTAGATGCGATGTACTTCTTAACAGTGATAAGTAATCTTCTTACGTTGATTCTATCTAATGCTGAAGCCTTATCTTGCAATGTCTTCTGTCCGAATGCTACAATACCTTGTCCAGGGAATGCTGCAATT